CTGCGCGGTTTTCACGCTGTGCGTGTTCATGCTCGCGTGGAATGTGCATGCGATTTGGCATGTCGTCCGGCGACGGCGATAGCCACCAGGTGCGCGAGCGAAACGACGAAACCGGCTGATGGCCGGTTTTTTTGTGGGTGTGCGTATCTGGTGTGGTTGATTGGTGTACCATGTGATTCGTATCACCCACTAACCACCACATGAGCTAGTAACTATGGATTATCTTCGCGTTCAGAACGCCATCGAAGAAGCAAGAGAATTCGAGCACGAGCATGCAGACGTTGGCATCTCGTTCGAAGCGTTGGTGATGATGTGCTACTTGGACATTGGCAACGTCACCACACCGAATTCATTATCACCTACACAATGCCGCACGAATGTATCCCCTCCCCCTTGGTTCAGTAGTGCTCTCGCGCAGTTCGCTGGCCGCCGCGTCACCGCCAAGGACGTTCTGCAAGCCATGAGCCGGCCTACAGATATGCTAAGTCTGCGTGAGGCAGGGGCATGGCTCAGATCGATCTACGGCGAACCCACTCGCAGCGGTGGGCGCATAACGTATCGAATCCCATACATCGACGACCAGACTGTCGAGCAGTCGCAGAATAGGGCAATAGCCGCCACCGTTCCATCTTGGCTGCAATCTTTGATGGCGCAGAACCGCCATAACCTTCGCGGCACTATGTCAGTGGGCGCCGTCGCGGAAGTCCTCGGAATCCCTAGAAACGTTAATGCGAAGCTAGATCAGCTAGCGCAACACCTAACGGCGCTTGGGTATTCGGCGGCCGGGTCCGGTATGTTCTACTTCGGATGAATGCTTCCACGCGAATGCGGGAACGCGGCTTCGGCCGCGTTTTTATTGGGACTATCGTTTGTCCCACTTGGGACAAGGTTTTAGGATTGATGGCCGCAACCTAACTTCATGATTTCTATAGAAATACATCTACTTGAGACAACTAGGGACCATAGAATAAAAGAAAAAAAGGATGGGCATTACAGTAGTAGTACATGCAATCCACACCTCACATACACCGGCATTATTATTTTAGGAAACGGGTGCCCGAATAGCCCCTCTTGTCCCAATATATCAATGCACACCACCACCCGCTATCAACGTCATCGCGAAGCAGATACAATTCCCTCACATTGACAAAACGGGGGATGATATGCGCTTGCCGAAGTCTGTTCAGGAAATCGCCGATGTGATTGGGCGTGAGCGTGCGCTCTACCTGGTGGGGCAGTTGCCTCGATGCATCGCAGGGGCGCCAGGCAAGCAATCATCCCGCGTGATGCTGTACGTGCCCACTGTGCAGCGCCTGACGCTTCAGCACGAGCTAGTGCGCATCCTGGGGTTCAACGACGCAGAGAAGCTGTGCAAGCACTTCGGCGGGGAAATCCTGCAGCCGGCGAACTGCGCGGATATTTATAAAAACTATCGCGACAGGATGATTGATAACTTTCTGTGCGTCGGGATGACGGCCGGACAAGTGGCGGCAATCATGGGGGTATCGCGTGAAACTGTGAATGCGTTCCGCAGATCGCAGAACCCACAAGAGGAAATGCCTATCGCAGCGAATGACAATGCGCCAACTAAACGGAAGGCGCGCGCTGCTAATGAACGGTCCCGCAGACAACGGGGGTAATCCCCTCGCCTGGATTGCCGGCGTATGGGCAATGGTCGGGATTTCGTCCTGGTCCGAGGCGGCGAGTTTCGCCGCATTCTGCTTCACGATGTACCTGCTGATTAGGCATATCTGGCGGGATATCGGGCGCCCCTTCCTGGAAACCATCCACGTTTTGAAGCCGCACAAAGCGTCGCGGCAGGACGTTCTGGATGCGTTGGAAGGTGGAGAGTGAAGATGTTGCCTGGTGACTTCATCGCGGCCATTGCGCCAGCTGCGCAGCAATGCATGTTCGAGTCTGATGTTCCGGCCAGCGTGACGATCGCGCAGGCCATCCTCGAATCGGCGTGGGGAACATCGGGCCTGGCGGTGAACGGCAGGAATCTGTTCGGCATCAAAGCTGATGCGTCATGGAAGGGCGCAACGATCACGATGCCGACTGCTGAGTATGTGAACGGCCAGCGCGTGATGGTCAGTGCGGCGTTCAGGTCGTATCCAGATTGGCTTGGGAGCATTCGCGATCATGCGGCATTCCTGACGGGAAACCCGCGTTACGCGAAGGCATTCGAAGCGGCGAATAGCGAAGCGTTCGCGCAAGCCATCGCTGCAGCGGGATACGCGACTGACCCGAATTACGCTGGGTTGCTCATTCAAATAATGCGCGGGCGCAATCTCGCGCAATACGACAGGGTGGCATGATGCTTTCGATTTTCGCGACCATCGTTTCTATCGTGAGCGGCCTGGTGGAAATCTGCACGAAGCTGTTCGGCAAGAAAGCTGATCCGATGGCGCAAGCCGTCGCCGTGTCGAACGAAGTCGGGCACGTGTCCGCGCAAGTGTCGCGTGATACGGCGGACGCACTGAGCAAGGATATCCAAAATGCGAATTCTCAAACTGATGTTGCTGCCGATGCTGTGCGTAATGCTGGCAGCGTGCGCGAGCAACAGTCTGCCGTCGATGCAGCAATCGATCGCGCAAACTCACCTGCTGATCCCCACGGTTAGCTGCTCGGAAGATATGCCGGATGCAGCGCTGCCGGCATATCCGCTGATGGCAGACGATTCAGCGCTCGATGCGATGAGCCTGGCGGATCAGGTGAAGACGCTCAAGATAGACCGAACGGATGCAGCCGTTTGGGCAGTCCAGGCAAGCGGCCAGTTTGGACTGGAAAAGAAGATGCGGGCCGCAACACGGAATTGCTTGCAAGCACTCAGGGCGCGCGGGCTAATCAACTGAAGGAAGCTGAAAAAATGAATATTCTCGCTGTCGTTTCGGCCGTCGAAGCCGCATTCACGGTCACTGAAGACCTGGTGAATGAATTCGAAGTCATCAAGCCGTATGTGACGCAACTGATGCACACGGCTGAAGTCGCTTATGCCGGCTCGGAGAATTCCGGCCAGTCGAAGCTGCAGGCTGTGCTGTCGGCGGCGAAGGCCATCGCTGGTGCGCTTGGCCTGTCGTGGTCGAATGGCTTGGAATCGGCCATCGTGTCGTTCATCAACGTCGCAAAGGCCGCGTTCAATGCATTCGCTGGCGTCGTGAAGGCCGTTGCGCCGAATACGTCGAATGCACTCGCATCGGCAAGCAACACGGTGTCGAGCATCGCGAGCCAGGCATCCACGGTGCTGTCGAGCACGGTATCCGGCGCGTCGCCGGCCTAAGCTGAAAAGCGTTTTCTAGACGATGACGGCGCGCATACCAGTGACGGATGCGCGCCGTTTGTTTGATGGGGTGATGTGATGGTGGAAACGATCGTTCTCTATGTCATCGACGGATTGATGGTAATCGGCACGTTGGGGTGCGCTGTCATGGTATTCCTGGCCGCGTGGCTCGATTGAGGGCGTGCGAGGTACGCGGGATGGACGCCTGGGGTTTGCACCTATTGACAGGCTGGCTGCACCATCGCGGTGCACGCGGGTCCTTCCCCGGCCGGCGAGGGGGCGGGGGCATGGTTCCCGCGAGACTCCATATCTGGGTGATTTCATAAAGTGAAATTTCTGATTGCTCATGATCGTCAATAGGCAAGAACTATCGAGCGCCATGGGGATTTCCCTGCCGACCGTCGATCGCTGGATACGGGACGGATGCCCCGTGAAGCAGCGCGGCGCGAAAGGCGTGCCCTGGGAATTCTCCCTGCCCGATGTTGTCGCCTGGTGGGGAAATCGCCAGCGTGAGGCAGCCGGCGGCGCGGTCGATGACATAAAGGAAATCGACAAGCGCACGGCCCGCGCGAAGATGGAGCAAGCGGAACTTGCTCTTGCGAAGGATCGCGGCCTGGTGGCGCCTGTCCGCGAGTTCGAGCGCGCCCAAGCGGCCATGTTCGCCGCGATCCGCACGAACATTATGAACGTGCCCCAGCGTGTGGTGGTGCAGTTGCTTGGTGAGACAGACGAAGCCGTGTTCAAGCATAAGCTGCGCGCAGAGTTGACGCTGGCGCTTGAAACGTCGGCGCGCGAAGACCTGACGTTGGACGACGACGAAACCGAAGATGACGACGCCGAAAGCAGTTGAGCAATTCAGCAACCTGGATGCCGTTCTGGCCGCTATCCGCCGCGCCGCCGCTCACCTGGTGCCGCCGCCTGACATGCTGCCGTCCGAATGGGCGGAAAAGAACGTGCGTATCCCGATCGGCAACGCCATCCCCGGCCCAATCAATTTCGACAACGCGCCATACCAGCGCGGGATGCTGGACGTAATCAAGGAACCCGGCGTTCGCCGAGTCGATTACATGACGGGCGCGCAGCTGGGGAAGACGACCGTTCAGCAGTGCATCACGGGGTATTTCATCGAGCATGAGCCGCGTTCGCAAATCCTGGTGCAGCCGACTCAGGGTGACGTGCAGACGTTCCTAGAAACGAAGCTGCGCCCGATGCTGGATGCGAACCCGACCATCGCAAACAAGATGGCGAAGCAGCGCGGGCGCGAGGGCGTCAACAATTCGCGCATCATTTCGTACATCGGTGGCTGGCTGATGTTCAGCTGGGCGGGTAGCCCGAAGACACTTCGCGGTCGTTCCGCGCCGCTGACGCAGGCGGATGAAGTGGACGGCATGGACGCGACGCCGGAAGGCGATCCCGTCGAACTGCTTGCGCAACGCTCCGCGACTTTCGGCGACCAGGCGCTGAGCACGCGCAGTAGCACGCCGACCGTGAAGGGCGCGAGCCGCATCGAAACGGGATACCTGGAAGGCGACCAGCGCCGCTATTTCGTCCCCTGCCCGCATTGCGGCGTGGCGCAGTATCTGAAATGGCCGAATGTCCATTGGAATGGCCGCAAATCGACTGGCATCGACAACGCGGAAGACGACGTGGGGGCCGAGCACGAACCAGATACTGCGATGTACGCATGTGAGGCGTGCGGCGTGCTGTGGGACGACGGCGAGCGCATCGCGGCCATTCGTAACGCCGAACGCCTTGGGCACGGCTGGAAGGCGGCCAAGCCGTTCACGGGGCACGCGTCGTTTCACGCGCCTGAAATGCTTTCCACATTCCGGCGTCTGCGCGACATCGTGCGGTCGTATCTGGACAAGCTGGCAGTCGGCGATTTGCAGTCGTTCGTGAACGTGAGCCTTGCGGAAACCTTCGAAGAAAAAGGCGACAAGGCAGACGCCGGCACGCTAATGGCTCGCCGCGAAGTATACGCGGCCCAGGTGCCGATGGGCGGCGTGTGGCTTGGCGCAGGCATCGACGCGCAGCAGGATCGCCTGGAAGTGCAGATTGTCGCCTATGGCGTCGGGGAGGAATCATGGCGCATTGCCTATTACGTGCTATGGGGCGATCCGCTCGCGCCCGACGTTTGGAGTGAACTGGAAGAAGTGCTGAGCGAAGAATTCGAGCACGAAAGCGGCGTTATGATGCGCATTGGTGGGGCGTGTCTGGATACGGGAGGCACCAATAGCTACACGCAAACGGCCTATGACTGGCTGCGCGGGAAGACGGGGCGCCGTATTTTTGGCGTGAAGGGCGTGGCCGGATGGGGGCGCCCGATCGTCGAGAAGCCGCAGCGTAAGCAGTCGGGCAAGAATGCGCGCAAGGTCGATCTGTTCCTGGTGGGGACCGACGAAGCCAAGCTGATCGTGATGCGTCGTTTAAACATGGTAGCGCCTGGGCCTGGCTATGTGCACTTCAGCGACGACGCGGACCAGGACTACTTCGACCAGCTGACGGCCGAAAAGCTCGTCACGAAGTATGTGAAGGGATTTCCGAAGCGCGAATGGACGAAGCACGACAAAGCGCGAAACGAAGCGCTTGACACCTTCGTGTATGCCTACGCCGCGCTGAAAATCATGCAGCCGAACCTGAAGCGCTTGGCAGAGAAATTGCCGGAAAAGCCCGCTCAACAGGTGCAAAAAGTCGAAAAAAAGCCGATCGAAACGAAAAAACAGCCGGCAAACGACAATAAGCCGTCACAGAACCCACAAGAGGAACAGGCGGCACCGCGCCAGGACAATGGCGGCATTGTTAGGACCAGGCGTACCCTTAAAGCGAAACGCGGCGGGGGGACGTGGGCCACAAAATGGTGACGAATGCCGCTCTGCGATACTTCCCTACCCGACGAAATCATGGCTGGCCTGGATTTTCAGGCCACGCTGTCGTTTCCGCAGTACCCGGCAACGACCTGGGGGCTTAACGCCGTCATTCGCGGCCCGATGGCAATCAACCTGACGGCATCGCCTGACTCGACGGACGCAACCGCATTCCTTCTTTCAGCGCCAGGCGCGACGACCGAAACGTGGACGCCTGGGAAGTATTGGTACAGCCTGCGCGCGACGCAGGGCAGCGCGATCATGGAAGCCGGTAGCGGTGAATTCACCGTGCTGCAGGACCTGGCGAGCGTCACCGGCGCATACGACGGGCGCAGCCAGGACGAAATCGCACTGGCGGCCATTGATGCGGTGATCGCGAAGCGCGCGACGATGGATCAGCAGCGGTACAAAATCAACGAGCGCGAGCTTTGGCGCACGCCCATGAGCGACCTGCTGAACCTGCGCGCGTACTACTCCCATCGGGTGGCGCGTGCTCGCGCTAAGGCGCGCGGTTGCTCGCGGTTCGGGCGCCCCATCATTGTGAAGTTCCGCCCATGAAAATCCCTTTCTTCGGCCGACGCTCCGCGACGGCGCCGAGCGCGCCCGCTGTGGTAGGTTCGCCAGTTTCCGACATGCAGCCGAGCACGCCGCGCCGTCGATGGCTTGGCGGGTTGATGGGCGGCATGTTCAAGGCGTCTTTCGTCGATCGAAACGACCAGTGGGCATCGATCCCGATGCCGCCGGACCAGTTCATTACGCTGCGTCAACCTGCGCTGGTGGCGCGTTCACGCGAGCAGTGGTCGAACAACGACTATGTGCGCGGGTATGTGCGACGCTGCCGCCAGAACATCGTGGGCGAGCACGGCATCCGCCTGCAGGCTCAGGCCACGCTCGCGAACGGCAAGCCAGACAAGAACGCGAACGACGCCATCGAGGCATGGTGGCTTGAGTGGGGGAAGCGCGGCAATTGCGACGTTACCGGCACGCTGTCGTGGCGCAACCTGCAGGCGCTCGCCGTCGAGCATGCGGCGCGCGATGGCGAATTCGTCTTCCGAAAGGTGCGCGGCACCGACGCTGGGCCATTCGGGTTCGCGCTTCAGGTGCTGGACCCGCAACGTTTGCAGGTTCGGTATGAGGCGAACGCCTACGGTGAGAGCGGCAACTTCATCCGCAACGGAATCGAGTTCAACCGATACGGGCGCCCTGTCGCGTACCACTTCGCCAGCACTGACGAAATGGACGCGTATTTCTACTACAGCACGGCGAACAAAGGCTTCGTGCGCATCCCGGCCGATGAAGTAATCCACGGGTTCGTGCCAGAAATGGCGAGCCAGCGACGCGGCATCCCGTGGACTGCCACGGGCCTGTTCCGCATGCATCACCTTCAGGGGTTCGAAGATGCGAGCGTGCAGAATGCGCGCGCCACCGCATCGAAAATGGGTTTCATCCAGTACCGCGAAGGCTTGGGACCCGAGGCTGACGACGACACCGACGTGGCCGGAAGCATCAACGCAGAGCCGCTGTCGTTTCATGAGTTGCCAGAAGGCGCCGAACTGGCGAAGTGGGACCCACAATATCCGGCTGGAGAATTTCAGGTCGCGCATAAGGTTTTCCTGCGCGGCGCGGCTACCGGCTGGGGCGTGTCTTACAACAGCCTGGCGAACGACCTGGAAGGCGTAAATTTCAGTTCGATCCGCGACGGCAAGATGGACGAACGCGACAACTGGAAGGAACTGCAGGGATGGCTGATCGAATCGCTGTGCGTGCCGGTCTATGAAGAGGCGCTGAAGATTGCGCTGCTGACAGAAAAGATCGTCAACCCGAAGAACGGCAAGCCGTTGCCTGCAACGAAGCTGGCGAACTACAAGCAGGTTCACTTCCAGGGGCGGCGCTGGCCGTGGGTCGATCCGAAATCCGACGCAACCGCAAAGGTCATGGAGTTTCGCGGCGGCCACACGTCGATTTCGCAAATCATCCGCGAGCAAGGCCGCGATCCTGAAACCGTGTTTCAGCAAATCGCCGACGACTACAAGATGCTGGGCGCGCTTGGCGTCCCGGAAGATTTCATCAATGTCATTTTCGGCATTCTGCCTGCGCCAGAACCCGCGCCGAGCAAGGCCGATGAATCCGTGTCGAAGGAACCCGCAAAATGATTCAAGACAAATTGCCGAAGGCAGGCCGCGTGATGACGCGCGATGCGGACCCGTCGCAAACAAACAAGCTGGCCGAGCGCATGCATGAAATCCGCGCGAAGGGCGGCCTGCATCGCGCCGCTGAAGTGGGGCCTGTCGATCTTGCTGCGCGCACGGTCGAGTTGGCATTCAGTTCTGAAGTCGAGTACGAACGCTGGTTCGGCATCGAAATTCTGTCGCACGACAAGGGCGCCGTGGATATGTCGCGCCTGCAGAACGGCGCGCCGGCACTCTGGATGCACAACATGCGCGACCAGCGCGGCGTCGTCGAGTCGGCGAGCATCGACAAGGACAAGCGTGGCCGCGCCGTCGTTCGCTTCAGCAAAAGCCCTGAGGGCGAACAACTGATGCAGGACGTGAACGACGGGATCATCACGAAGGTTTCTGTCGGGTACATGGTAAACGGCATGAAGCTGACCGAGGAACGCGACGGCATCGACGTATACACCGTCACGGACTGGCAGCCATACGAAATCAGTTTCGTGTCGGTCCCGGCAGACGACACAGTGGGCGTGGGCCGCAGCGCGGCGCAGAACCCACAAGAGGAAAACGCGCCTGCTGCGCCTGACAATCCGCAACAAGTTCAATCACGGACGAACCCGAAGGGTACTCAAAACATGGAAAAGATTCTGCGTGACGCATCGGGCAACCTCGTCCGTGCGCGAGTGGATGCCGAGGGCAAGATTCTCGAAGTCCTGGAAGTCATCGAGCGCGCTGGCGCTGACGTTGCGGCTGCCCAAGCGCGCGGCCTGGATGCCGAGCGCGCCCGCGTCCGCGACCTGACGGAAATGGGCCGCCAGTACGGTGCAGCCGACAAGGCCGCGCAGTTCATCATCGATGGAAAATCTGTCGAAGATTTCCGCCGCGAATTGCTCGCCGACTTCGCCACCCAGCGCTCCGCGCAGCGCCCGCTGTCCGACCAGGTGCGCGACGGCGAAGTGGGCCTGACCGATCGCGAAGCGCGTTCGTACTCGCTGATGCGCGCAATTCGCGCGATGGCGAACCCGCAAAACCGCGCCTTCCAGGAAGCTGCCGCATTCGAACTGGAATGCTCGCGTGCTGCCGCCGAAAAGGCCGGCAAGCAATCGCGCGGCATCATGATCCCGGCCGACGTTCTGAACCGTGCATTCAGCACCACGGCGCCTGCAGGCGGCCCTGGCGCGAACGCAATCGCGACGAACCTGCTGGCCGATCAGTTCATCGAACTGCTTCGGCACCGCACGTGGGCGCTCAAGCGCGTCACGACGATGGGCGGCCTGGTGGGCAACGTCGATATCCCGCGCCAGAACAGCGCGGCGCAGGCGTACTGGATCGGTGAAGGCGCCGATGTTCCCGAAAGCGATCCGGGGATCGATCAGATTTCGTTCACACCGAAGACGCTCGCGGCGCGTACCGAAATCACCCGCACGCTGATGCTGCAGTCCACGCCCGACGCAGAACTGATCGTGCGGAACGACCTGCTGAAAATCATGGCGCTCGCGCTCGACAAGGCCGTCCTGTACGGCAGCGGCGCAGCCGGCCAGCCGAAGGGCCTGCTGCAGCAAGTCGGCATCCATGCCGTTCAGTTGGCAGCAGCCAATCCCGCGTATACCGAGTACGTGGAAATGGAAACGCTGATCGCGCAGGCCGATGCGGACGAAGGCAGCATGTCCTACGTCATCAACCCGGCTCAACGCGGCTCCGCGAAGACCACGCTGCAATTCCCTGGTGTCAACGGTTCGGCGAAGATTTGGGAACCCGGCGACACGATCAACGGCTACGCCGTCGATGTGACGAACCAGATCGCGGCCGGTGATGTGTGGTTCGGGAATTGGGCGAACTTCATCGTGGCGATGTGGTCTGGCCTGGACATGATGGTCGATCCGTACTCGCTGTCGGCAAGCGGCGGCACGCGAATCGTCGTGTTCCAGGACGTGGACATGAACATTCGTCACACGCAGTCGTTCACCTACGCGAACCAGAACGCGACGCCGGCCCCGTAATGGGCAGCGACGCATCGTAACTGAGAAGGGCCGCCAGTTCGGCGGCCTTTCTTACAAGCAGAGGGGATTTTTACATCATGAACGAAAATACCGTCGTCGTGAAGCTGACCGCCGCTGTCGTCATCGACGGCAGGATTGTGCGCGCCGGCACGAAAGTGGAAATGATCGACGCGGAAGCGAAGACACTGCTTCGGCTTGGTAAGGCCGAACTGGATACGGTGCCGAACGATGCGCCGAGCATCACCGAAGATGCCGCGCAGCAAGCTGCAGCCGCGCAAGCTGCCGCAGAAGCTGCCGCAGAAGCTGCCGCGAAGACAATCCCGGCCGCCCCTGCTGCCCCCGCAGTAGCGACGAAGTAAAGCCCATTCCAACATCTAGGAAGCATCCAAAATGGACAACGTGAACATTCTCTGCCTGCGCGCTGCCGCGACCGTCACGGCCACCGACACCGGAACCGGCGTCAGCATGGAAGGCGTCGAAGGCGACGGCCACATCATCCTGAATTCGTCCGCCACGAACACGGCTGGCAACACCAGCACCGTGAAGCTGCAGCACAGCAACGACAACGGCGCGACCGACCCGTGGACGGATACCGGCGTCGCGTTCAACCAGGTAACGAACGCTGCTGCCAGCTTCCAGACGCAATTCATCTCGCTGGATCAGTTCAAGCAATACGTGCGCGTCGTCAACACGCTGGCCGGCACGTCGCCCAGCGTGACTTACGGCGTCGAAGTCATTGGCACGAAGCACTAAGCCATGCCGCACCCAGCCTGGGACAATCCCGCCGATTTCGTGAACACAGACGATTTCGCTGTGAAGGCGATCGTGCAGTACCAGGCTGGGGGAACACTCAACATCACGGGCATTTACGACGGCCCCTACGTCAAGGCCGAACTGAAGGAATACGTTCAGGACACCACGCACCCGAAGTTCACATGCGTGGAAGGGTCATGCGTGAACGTTCAGCGCGGCGATGACCTGGTGGTGTATGAGTCGGATGGCGTCACGGTGTTCTGGACATTCGGCATCTTGACGACGCCGCAGCCGGACGGCACCGGCCTGGAAGTGCTTGAGCTTGCGCCCGACCAGCAATGATCCACTTCGAAATCGAGTGGAAGGACCTAGAGCGCATCGGAGGCGAACTAGGCGCCACGCCGAAGCAGATAAAGCTGGCGCTCTCTCGCGCTCTCTCGCGCACGGCGTCGAAGCTGGGTGTGCTGTCGAGCAAGGGGCTAAAGTCGGAGCTTGATATGCGCCGCGTGAACATGCTGCGCAAGCGCCTGAAGTCGATCAAGCTGCGAAAGGGCATTCTGGAAGGCGTGCAGCTTTGGTACGGTTTAAACGACATGCCAGTGTCGTGGATGAAGGGGCGCCCGACGCAAACACCAGCCGGCGCAGAGTTTCGAGGGAAGGAATACCCCGGCGCGTTCGTGGCATCGAGCCAGTACACGCACAGCAAAACGATTTTCAAGCGCGTCGGGAAGAAGCGCCTGCATATCGAGGAACAGCTATTCCCGATTCAGGACAAGGCCAATGTGTTCGTGGAAGACCGCGTTTTCGTGCACGTCGAGTCGATTTTCTGGCCGCTGTTCGAGCGCGAGCTTAAGGCGCGCGTGAAATTCAATATCGGTGAAAAATGAGCGATCCGAACGCATTCCTAGACCTGGACGCGCTGCACGCGGCCATCGTGTCGGATATCAAGGCTCAGTTTCCGTCGATCGCGACGGTCGAGTTCTATCGAACTGAGGCGCGCAAGAGCATTCCCTGCCCTGCCATCCTGCTGGACCTGTGCGAGTTTGAAGCCGAGCCGGACGACGACCCCGGCACCGAGCAGCTTTCCGTGTCTGCGCGCTTCGAGGCGGAAATCATTTTCGGGTTCAAAACGCCGAACGTGAAGCAAGCGATTCGCGTTTTCGCTGCTGCATTCATGGCGTGGCTGCGCCTGCGCCGATGGACCGGCATCGTCACGGATGCGGCAAAGGTGATCGGCGCCTATCCCGACGACTTCAAGCCGGAACTGGATGAATACGTGGTATGGCGCGTGGAGTGGTCGCAGGTTCTGTATCTCGGCACGAATACCTGGACGGATAGCAGCGGCGCACTGACGACTGGCCTGTCCGTCATGGTGGGCACCGATCCGCTGATCGGGCCGCCGAACGTGAACGACTACGTGCAGATCGAAATCAACCCTGGAATCATAGACCCGAGCGTCACTCAGGAATTGACCCCGTGAGCTACGACCTGTCAGAGACATATCGCAAGCTGGCCGCGCTCATTCGCTGGGGCACCGTGACGAGCGTTGACACTTCGGACCCGACCGCACCGCGCGTCACGTGCACGGCTGGCGGCTTGGACACAGAGCCTATCCCGTGGCACGCCGTGCGAGCGGGCACCACGTCGAAGTGGTCCGCGCCCGTCATCGGCGAGCAGGGCATCGTGTTCGCGCCAGGGGGCGAAACCACGAATGGGTTTTTCCTGGGCGGCTTCTACCAAACGAACATGCCGGCTCCATCGACGAATCCGAACGTCGAAATGACGCTGTTCCCGGACGGCAGCACCGTCCAGTACGACAGCAGCAGCAACACGCTGACGGTGAGCGTTTCCGGGAACGGGAACGTGGTGGTGAACTGCAAACAGGCAACCGTGAACGCATCAAGCGAAGTCACGCTGAACACGCCGACTACTCACGCGACTGGGAACGTGCAGATTGACGGGAACCTTGGCGTCACCGGCACGATGGCAATTCAAGGCCATGGCGCTAACGGCGGCGCGGTATCGACGTTCGCAGGGAGCATTGCCGTCACTGGCGGCGAAGTGTCGGCGGATGGGATCGGCTTGAAAGAGCATCACCACACCGAACACGACGGGTACAACACCAGCGCGGCGGAAGCCTAGCACAGAACCCACAAGAGGAACGCCCATATCATGCCGTCGAGAATGGCGGCATGAATGGGACCGACGCATCTACTGGAAAGTGGCTGACGGGGCTGGATCACTTGCGCCAGTCCATCGCCGATATTCTCACGACGCCGCTAGGCAGTCGTGTGATGCGCCGCGACTACGGCAGCAACCTGCCGTTCCTGGTGGATGCGCCGATGAACGCGGAAACGCTGGCGGAAGTGTATGCGGCCACGGCCGACGCCCTGCAGAAATGGGAGCCGCGCATCCAGGTATCGAAGGTAACGGCGACCAGCGCGCAGATTGGCGCAATCCAAATCAGCGTGACGGGAATGTATGTGCCCAATGGGCAGCCCGTCACCATTGACGGCATCAACGTAAGCTAATGGCAGCGACGATTACCACTGTTGATCTATCGCAGTTGCCGCCGCCGCAAGTCGTGCAGCAGTTGGATTTCGAAACGATCGTGGCTGCCATCCTGGCGGACCTGCAGGCGCGCGTCGAGTTGGACGGCGGCACATTCACTGCGCTGCTTGAATCCGATCCTGCCTACAAGATCATCGAGGTTTGCGCGTATCGGGAACTTCTGCTGCGCCAGGACATGAACGAAGACGCGCAGGCCGTCATGCTCGCCTATGCGACGGGTCCCGACCTGGACAACATCGGCGCGAACTACGATTGCCAGCGCCTGACGATCACGCCCGCGAACAACACGACCGTTCCGCCGACGCCGGCCGTCATGGAGCAGGACGGCCCCTATCGAGCGCGCATTCAGTTGTCGATGGAAGGTTTCACGTGCGCTGGGCCGAGTGGCATGTACCTGTTTCTAGCGAAATCCGCGTCGTCCGACGTGCTGGATGCGAACGTGGACAGCCCGACGCCGGGGACCGTGCGTGTCACGCTGCTGTCTCAGACGGGGAACGGCACCGTTCCGCAGTCGACCATCGATGCGGTAACTGCAGCGCTGAGCGCGCAGACCGTGCGCCCGCTGTGCGACACGGTGCAAGTGATTGGCGCCACGATCGTCAATTACAGCATCAATGCCACGCTGACGTTTTTTCAGAGCGTGGACGTTGCGACGGTGACGGCGAATGCGCTGGCCGCCATGCAGGCATACGCGGCGGCCACGCACAAGGTAGGGTATACCGTTGCAGTCGCTGGCATCATGGCCGCGCTCAAGCAGCCAGGCGTTTCGAACGTAGTCCTTAGCGCACCTGGCCTGACGGCGGACCTGGATTGCACGAGCATTCAAGCGTCCTGGTGCACCGGCATTACGCTGGTGAATGGGGGCTATGGTGTCTGACGTTGCCGGCGAATTCGTTGGCGACAGCCGAACGCGACGACGTTCGAAACGTCGATGGAAGGCGCGATATCGCGCATTTCGAACGTGCCAGTTATGGCGCGCGCAGTCTGGAATCCGAAGACGTGCCCAGCATCGCTGCTGCCGTGGCTTGCCTGGGCGCTGCGCGTCAACGAATGGGACAGCGGCTGGCCCGAGGCAACGCAGCGTGCAGTGATCGCATCCAGCGCGAGCGTGCACCGAACGAAAGGCACCGTCGCATCGATCATCAATGCGTTGGCGGCAGCCGGATATCCGGGCGCAACCGTCGTGGAGGGCGCTGGCGCTTGGTATCTCAATGGCTCGCGCATGCTCAACGGCGAAGACTACCTGGGCGACCCCGCAAAGTGGGCCTGGTATCGCGTGAAGCTGGCGCAGCCGATCGCGAACAATCAGGTGGCGCAAGTGAAGCGAATTTTGGCCGATACGGCGCCGGCTCGCTGCTACCTGGAAGCGCTGGATTTCACGCAAGCAGCATTCCGACTGGATGGCACCGTGATGCTGAACGGCTCATATAACCTTGGATTGGCTCAATAATGGCGAACCTTCCCGAAGTGGACCAGTACGACGCTGGCGTTTATCAGCTTGAAACGACGGACCCGGCGCTCGCTGGCGCGAACGGCATCATGAACACGCCGACCAAGAGCTTGGTGAACCGTGCGCGTTACCTGCTGAACCGCATGCTCGATGGCGCGCTGTCGTTCGTCGTCGATAGCGGTACGGCGAACGCGATCGTGGCGAGCCTGCCGCAGCCTATCGCGGCCCTGGTGGACGGCATGGAAGTATCGTTCCGCGTGGCCGCATCCGTCACGGGCGCCACTACGCTCAAGCTGACGAACACGGGCGGCCCGACCCTCGCGACGTTGCCCCTGTATGGTGGCGATTACGTCGCGCTTGTCGGCGGCGAGCTTCCTGCAGGCTCTACGGTTCGGGCGAAGCTGAACCTTTCTCTGAACGCTAGCAATGGCGGCGCGTGGGTCATTCAGTCGGTTAGCGGCGGCATCCCGCGCATTCTAACCGCACCGAGCGGCGACACTTCGACGCTGGCGGCGAACATGGCCGCACTGTTCAACGCGGCCGATGGCCTGGCTGCCGTCAATGTGGGCGTTGGCGTCGATGTTACGCTGACGAAAACGCAATATGGCGCCGCCATCCTGAAGCTGACGGGCACGCCTACTGCCGCCATCAATCTTGTCTTGCCGGCGCAGTCGGGCCAGTGGATCATCTGGAATCAGCAAGGCGGCACGAACAACATCACGGTGAAGCCTGCAGGCGGAACTGGCGTCATCCTTCCCCAAGGAAATGTCGCGTCGATCGTCTGCAGCGATGGCGCCGTGGCATCGTTCGCGAGCGCGCAAGCGGGGCAGTCGTTCCTGACGGCCGTTCCGATTACGGGGGTCACCGGCACGACGCTCACGATTTCTGGCGGCTACACGCCTGGCGCGGTCATGCTGGAAAAGAACGGATCGCTGCTAGAGCCTGCCGGCTCCGCGCCGGACTACACCGCGACGACCAGCCCAACCATCACGCTGACGCGCGCCGCCGTTTCGACGGACACGTTCACGCTGTACAAGTTCACGACGTTCACCGTCGCGAACGCCGTGCAGAAGTCTGGCGACACGATGACGGGGCCGCTGGTGCTAGCCGCTGGTTCGACTGTGCCGACGCCGGCCGCGAACGACAACAGCCAGGCGCCCGCGAATACTGCGTGGGTTATGGGGCAAATTTCTGGCGTTGTCGGGTCTATGCGCAACGCTGTAATGAGCGTTACGGCGGCTGGCGTAAGTCAAACGTGGTCAGCAAAAGAGTTGGTGGTCGAAACGGCGCTTGGCGGATCGAGATATTGCGTTGCCAACCCGAGCGGCACAATCAATCTTGGCACAACAGGCGCAGGCGGCATGGACACGGGGGCCGCTCCGACAAGTGGCTGGGTGGCGCTGTATGGCATCTACAACCCAACGACGAGCACGTTCAACCTGCTGGCGCAAAATGTGACGAGTGCCGTCGCATCTGAAGTATATTCCGGCGCCAATATGCCAGCCGGCTATACGGCGAGCGCGCTTGTGGCCGTTTTGCCAACGAATTCGAGCGGGCAAATTCCTATTCTGCAGGTGCGCGATCGGGAAGTGTATAAGATTGTCACGACGGTACTCTCGTCAACGTCTACTCCAAGCGTTTTCACAGCATTATCTATTAGCAGCGCGGTTCCACAAAATGCAAAAAAGATTTCCGGTACGTTGTCTATCAACAACACCACTACTGCCACTGTAAATATGCAGGTGTCAGGTGACATTAATGGAGTAGACCGAAAGACAATAGCAGCCAGCAACCCATCTACTGGTTTTTCAATGTCTACACCGTATGATTTGATGCTGAGCGCCGCACAGACAATGTATTGGGCGTCTTCCACAAATGGCGGTACATTGACAAGCACCGTAGAAGTTACGCGGTATTCGATCTAGCTGCGACCATACCCTATTTGAAAAATGGCTACCATCAACGTTCAGTTTTCCGACGCAACGCAATCTTCGGTGTCGGCATATTTTGGATGCGCCCCGGCCGCCGCCGCCTATGAAAACCTTGGCACCCTCGATTCGTCGGATTCGAGGTGGGCAAAGTTTTACAACAGCATGCCGAAAATTATTCAGGAGTGCCTGCCAGCGATAGGCTGACACCGCAGTGAAATTTGGTTTCAAACCAATAAGCAATAATAACCAAGGAAAGGTATGAGCCTTGCTGATGATGTATTGGAAGGTGCGCCAGGAACGGTAAGCGAGTTCGCTGGAATCACGTTGCCGCCTGGCTATCTGTGGGCGAACGGTCAGGCGGTGAGTCGATCCTCCTACGGCCGTCTTTTTGCGGCGCTTACAAGTTCACTG